CATATCTGTTCCTTTCCACAATGTGGACAATATTTATAAGTTTCTTCTAGTGTTTTTCCACAGTTGTAACAAACTCTAATGTCCTTTCTTTTAGAAATTTCAATTTTATTACCTACCTGCAGAACCTCAAGAGGTTCTCTAATGTTTATGTTTAGATTTTTTCGTATCTCCACTGGAATAACAATTCTTCCTAATTCATCTAATTTTCTTACAATTCCTATTGCTTTTCCCAATTGACTTTTCCTTTCTAATCCTGTATAATTAAATACAGAGTTCATATTTATGTGATTCAATTGAGTTAGTAATTGCTGTCGAAATCTTTTACTAGCTCTTTAATTTTGTTTAAAATACTTTTTTCATTGTTGTAACTATTGCTTTCAGCTAGATTCTTAATTCTTTTAACTAATTCTGAAAGTTCTTCACTATTGAATCTTAAATCTTTGTTTTCGTTATATAATGCCTTATTTTCTTCTTGACATTGATGTATTTCTGCTCTTTGTCCGTCTATAAGTTTGTCTCTGTTAGCAATTTGTTTTGATTTTGTTTCTATGACTTCCTTTAAATGTCTCTTTCTTTCAAACATACTATTTCACTCCTTTCTTTAATTCTTTTAATCTTAATTTTAGCTTTGCCATTGTTACCACATGCCATATGTAGCATTTATCTAGCTTGTCCATACTCTTCCTCCTTAGTTTAATAATTTGTTTGCTTTTTTCATTGCAAATTTGTATAAGCTGAATCCACTCAATCTATATACTGCTATTTGAACTAATAACAATATTGCTATAAACTTTGTTATTTTTGTTGCAAAATATAATATAAAAAATGCTATTTCAAATAAGCTATACATATTAATTTTCACCTCCTATTAATTCTTTTAATTTTACTGGACTAATGTAATACGTCCATTTCTTATTAGAAATTTGCATTGCATAGCCTATTGGTAAAATATTTCTTTGTAACCCTACTCTTACAAATTGTTCTGACTTATGCAGTCTCTTAGCTGCTTCTTTAACTGTAATCTTTTCAGTTTCCATCTTTTCCTCTCCTTTCTTGTTTTTCATCTTATTTCGTTATATAATCATCTTTGAAAGGTGGTGATTATATTGGTATATAATTATTCTGTAAATCCAGGCGAATCATTTAATATAAAAACTCCTAAAAATCACTCATTTGATGATATAATCAAAGATATAAAATCTAACGGAGAAATTATTATTAACCATTCTTTATATCCCGATG